GCTAACAAGAAGGCAGCAGAGACTCGTAAGAATGCTCCTACTAAGTCAGCACCAAAGAAGTCTCCTCGGCCTAAGCAAAGACCAGCAGCAGGTCCAGTAACCAACGAGTCATTCGGTAAAGCTTTCGCTAGAAACCGTAAGTCTGGTAATGCTACTTTTACTTGGAAAGACAAAAAGTACACTACTCGGTTTAAGGAAGAAACTGTTGAGCAGCACAAGAAGAAGTTTGGTGTAGAGGGTAAGTACTAATCATGTTTAACTTTGAGGGTGAAGACAAGGTAGTCAATCACAGAGGTGACGTGATGGCTGAAAAACAAAATGGTGAGTGGAGTACCAAAGAGCAAGAGATTCTTGACTGGATCTCTGAGAACTCAGGTGAGAAAGTCCGTGCCAGAACAGCTAAGGGTCATTACGTAAAGGATGACCCCAGCACCCCAGAGAATGAGGCTTGGACTACTAAAATCAAAAAGAAAGCTACTCGTAAGAAGAAGCAATAAGTTATGCAACAAGATACTCGCACTTACACTACAGATACAGCAGCTTTAACTGTTACCGCTACTGCTGGCGGTGCCAGTGCTAATGTTATTTATACGTGTCCTCCTTTTCATGATGCTACTGTAGACTTCTTGCATGTAAGTAATGGCGCTACTGCAGTACAAAACATTACACTGCAGTGGTATCATGCAGATACAAATACATACCATCACATTATAAATGATAAAGCTGTACCGGGTAAAGATGTCTACAACGTAGTTACTTCAGATAGAATACACCTACACGCAGGGGATAGTATCTCTGCTTTTGATGGTGCAAGTGCATCCCTAGAAGTGTTTATATCCGTCAGGCAATTCTACAACCCATCCCGTATTGCATAACGGGGTTGCAATATTGTCTGTAGTATGATATAACTATATGTATATAACTAGTCTCCAGTTGGTATCCTAGCCAACAAGCAAAATCTAACTGGAGACTACTATGTTTAAAGAATGGGCTAAATCAGCACTTAAGGCAATACAAGACGCACAGCAACGACGAGCAGATTACTTTATCCTAACTCACATGTCTGATCGTGAGCTTAAAGATATAGGTATCGGCAGATCAGAAATAAGAGAACGATTTTATGGCGAGACAGCTAACTGAAAAACAGCAGAAGTTCTTAGACGTTCTGTTCGACGAAGCCAAAGGCGATCCTGTCAAAGCTAAGAAGCTTGCAGGATACGCCGAAGGTGTAGCAACTGCTCAGATTGTAGCCTCTCTAGAGGATGAGATTGTAGATAGAACAAAGAAGTTTATCTCACAGTCTTCCACTAAGGCTGCTTATACTATGTTCAGTGTTATGGCAGATCCAACAGACCTAGGTGTTAAAGAAAAGATGATGGCTGCTAAGGATATCTTAGATAGAGCAGGCTTCACAAAGACAGAGAAGGTAGAAGTTAAAACTTCTGAGCCTCTCTTTATTCTTCCCTCTAAGGATACAGATGCCTAAGGTTAAGACTGCTAGAGCGTCTAAGGCTGACTACCCTACTAAGGTAGACTGGCAGGTACCTCTCAGGGGAGAAAATGGTGAGTGGTACCCAATCATAAGAGTTGGAAGACACGTACCATTTGGCTACAAGCAAGACGAAGACGACATTGACCTACTCATACCCATACCAGAAGAACTAGAACTTTTAGAAAAAGCAAAGCTATTCCTACAGGAGTACAGCCTAAGGCAAGTTGCTAAATGGCTGACCCAACAATCAGGTAGGTATATCTCACATGTAGGGTTAGATAAACGTGTCAGGATCGAAGAAAAACGCAGACGGGCTTCCTCTAGCTACCGCAAGTATGCCAAGAAGTATAAAGAAGCGTCAAGGAAAGCGGAGAAAATCGAAAAAGATAGACTTGGTGGTAGAGCTACCAAAAGAATCTTTGGAGACGAGTGGACAGACCCCGGCTCAAGCGAAGCCACAAGAGATTGATGTTGAGCAGGCTCAGAGAGAAATCATCTTTGAACCTAACCCAGGTCCACAAACCAACTTCCTAGCAGCTACTGAACAAGAAGTTTTGTACGGTGGCGCTGCTGGTGGCGGTAAGAGTTACTCCCTCATAGCTGACCCTGTGAGATACTTGAATAACCCTAACGCTAGAATGCTTATTGTACGTAGAAGTACTGAGGAACTAAGGGAACTTATCTCTGTATCCAAGCAGCTTTACCCAAGAGCTATTCCAGGTATTAAGTTTATGGAGAGAGATAAGACTTGGGTAGCTCCTAGTGGTGCTACTCTCTGGATGTCTTACCTTGACCGTGACGATGACGTTATGAGGTACCAAGGTCAGGCCTTTAATTGGATTGGCTTTGACGAACTTACACAGTGGCCTACAGACTACGCTTGGAATTATATGCGTTCCCGTCTGAGATCTACAAAGGCCTCTGGATTACCTCTTTACATGAGAGCTACAAGCAACCCAGGTGGCCCAGGTCATTACTGGGTAAAGAAAACCTTCATTGACCCCAATACACCTAATGATGCATTTTGGGCTACAGACCAAGAAGGTGAAACTATTTGTTGGCCTAGTGGTCATAGCAGAGCAGGTGAGCCTCTCTTTAAAAGGAAGTTTATCCCTGCGACTCTGTTTGATAACCCTTACCTGTCTGATGACGGGATGTACGAAGCCAACCTACTCTCTCTGCCTGAGCACCAACGGCGTCAGTTGTTGGAAGGCGACTGGGATATCAACGAAGGAGCAGCTTTTCCTGAATTTAACCGTAGGGTACACGTTGTAGAACCCTTCGATATTCCTCATAGCTGGCCTAGGTTTAGAGCAGCTGACTACGGATACGGATCTTATAGTGCTGTTCTTTGGTTTGCTGTATCACCTGACGAACAGTTGATCGTGTACAGGGAAATGTACGTAAGTAAAGTACTTGCAACAGATCTAGCTGATATGATTTTAGATGTTGAGTCAGAAGAGAAAATAAGGTATGGTGTTCTGGACAGTTCCCTCTGGCACAAAAGAGGTGACACTGGACCCAGCCTAGCAGAACAGATGATAGTCAAAGGTTGCCGCTGGCGTCCAGCAGATAGATCAAAAGGTTCTCGTGTAGCTGGTAAGAACGAATTACACAGAAGGTTGCAGATAGACGACTTCACAGAACAACCAAGGGTAGTCTTCTTTAGTAGTTGTATTAACACTATTGCTCAGTTACCTTCCCTGCCCCTCGATAAGAACAACCCTGAGGATGTGGACACTAAGTCAGAAGACCACATCTACGATGCACTAAGATACGGTATTATGACAAGACCTAGGAGTAATCTCTTTGACTACAACTCTAGCTCACAGCGTACAGGGTTTCAGGCATCAGATTCAACGTTTGGATACTAAGGATTAACTATGGAAGAAGATGACATCTTGGCTGAAGAAGTCTATATGGAAGATGCTGAGGTATCCTACATTGAGGATACTGACGAAGAGGCTTCGACTGACCCTTCAGTGGGTAGTATAGTTGGTTACGTTCAGAAACGTTTTGATAAAGCTGACACAGCTAGAAACGGTGAAGAGCAACGCTGGATCAGAGCCTACAGAAACTACAGGGGTATCTATGGCCCTGACGTACAGTTTACTTCCTCTGAGAAGTCAAAGGTATTTGTTAAAGTAACTAAGACAAAAGTACTTGCAGCCTATGGTCAAATCGTAGAGGTTCTGTTTGGTGCTAACAAGTTCCCTATCAGTATTGATCCTACTATTCTTCCTGAGGGTGTGACAGAAGCTGTTCACCTTGAGACAGAAGACACCCTTAAGACAATGAACGAGCAACAAGTACCTGAGGCTGACTTTGGTGCAGAAGCTGCTATTCAACCTGGGGAGACCCTTATAGACTTCAGGGAGCGCCTAGCTGGTCTTAAGGAAAAGCTTGCACCTGTACAAGATAAACTCAAAGAGGGTGAAGCAGAATCACCTTCACAGATTACTTTCCACCCTGCTATGATTGCAGCTAAGAAGATGGAAAAGAAGATCCACGACCAGCTTGAGGAATCAAACGCTAGGAAGGAACTTCGTACAGCAGCCTTTGAGTGTGCTCTGTTTGGAACTGGCATCATGAAGGGTCCGTTTGCTGTAGACAAAGAGTACCCTAACTGGACAGATGAGGGTGAGTATGCTCCTCTTATTAAGACTATGCCTAGGTGTTCCTCTGTTTCCATCTGGAACTTCTATCCTGATCCTGACGCATCTAACATGGATGACGCAGAGTACATAATCGAAAGACACAAGATGTCTCGTACTCAGATCAGATCCCTGAAGAACAGACCCTTCTTCCGTTCTAATGCAATTGATACAGCAATCGCTATGGGTGAGTCCTACACCAAAGAGTGGTGGGAACAGGCTATGGAAGACGATGAACAAGAGACTCGCAGTGAACGCTTCGAGGTTCTTGAGTTTTGGGGTTACATCGACACAGAGATGCTAAGAGACCAGAACGTAGACATTCCAGAAGATATGGAAGATGTAGATCAAGTCTCAGTAAACGTCTGGGTTTGTAATGGGCAAGTACTACGCTTAGTCCTTAATCCATTCACACCTTCTTACCTTCCCTACTACGCAGTACCTTACGAAGTGAACCCCTACAGCTTCTTCGGTGTGGGTATTGCTGAAAACATGGATGACACTCAGACCCTTATGAACGGTTTCATGCGTATGGCTGTAGACAATGCAGCACTCTCAGGAAATCTTATCATTGAAGTAGACGAAACAAACTTGGTTCCTGGTCAAGATATGTCAGTGTACCCAGGAAAAGTCTTTAGAAGACAAGGGGGTGCACCAGGACAAGCCCTCTTCGGGACTAAGTTCCCTAACGTATCTAATGAGAACATGCAGCTATTTGATAAAGCGAGGGTACTAGCAGATGAATCGACAGGGTTCCCGTCTTTTGCTCATGGTCAAACAGGCGTTAGTGGTGTTGGTAGGACTGCAAGCGGCATTAGTATGCTTATGTCTGCTGCTAACGGTTCTATTCGTAATGTGGTTAAGAATGTAGACGACTACCTACTATCCCCTTTAGGTAAAGCTTTCTTCAACTTCAACATGCAGTTCGACTTTGACCAAGAGATTAAAGGTGATCTAGAGGTTAAAGCACAAGGCACTGAAAGCTTGATGGCTAATGAAGTACGTAGTCAACGCCTAATGCAGTTCTTGCAGATTGCTCAGAACCCAGCCTTAGCTCCTTTCTCTAAGATGGACTACATCATCCGTGAGATTGCTAAGTCTATGGATCTAGACCCTGACAAGGTAGTCAACTCTATGGCTGACGCAAGACTTCAGGCAGAACTTCTGAAAGAGTTCCAAGCTCAGAATCCTCAGCAACAGCCTCAACAAGGCGTACAACAACCACAGGGAGGCCCACAGGGCCAAGGAGCAGCCCCTGGAGTGCAGGATACCTCTGGAGCAGGGGGTGGCAACATAGGCACTGGAACAGCCCCTCAGCCGGGAGAACAGGGCTTCTCAGGTAACACAGGTCAACAAGGCGCTGCGTAATGCACAATCTAAAACCTTTAGTAAATGATAAGGCACTCTGGGAATCCTTCCTAGAAGAGATACAATCCCGTTTGAACGATGTTCACAAGCAGATGGAGCAAGCCCAAGGCATTGAGGACTTGTACCGTCTGCAGGGGCAGGCAGCTTGTTTAAACAAATTTAAATTCTTGAGGGATAAAGTTAATGGTTGATCAGACACAACAGGCTTTTAATTTTGAGGATACACCTCCTCCTGCTGAAGACAATCAGTCTCTCTTTGGGTATACAGCTGAGGGTGTTCAACAAGAGGCAGAGAAGTATGCAGAGGACTTCACAGAGGATGACGCAAGTTCCTTAGAGACAGCTGCCTCTTACCTTGTTCCTTACTACGACTCAGGTGTTAACATTGCCAACGTAGTGGAAGAGTACCTCAAGCCTGAGGAAGAAAGAGACTATGACTACATAAAGTCTCAGTTTAAAGAAGCTGGTCAAAGTGCAGCACTAGAGACTGGCTTACTTCTGATGGGTGGTGTCGCAACCAAGTACGGCGCTAAAGGTATTAAGGCTCTAGCTAACAAAGCAAGACAATACGAAGTAGACCCTAACTCTATGTCAGCCTTTGGTGTGGGTGCTATCAAGAAGAAAGCCTCTAAACCTTTAGAGATTGGTTTTAATGAAGCACTCCAAGATGGTCAATTCTTAAAAGGATATAACGCATCTACTGCTGCAGACATGGCAGAGAAAGCTAAGAATGCTACAGCGGGAAACACTAGGGCAAATGCTCTTATGAATGCTGCAGTACCTGAGGGCACTAGGGTAGGTGTTCGTCTGAATTTAAACTCAACTATCCCTGACATGCCTAGAGGTTTGGACAAACTGCAAACTCTTCATAAAGGATCTTTCAGCGGTAAGGCAATGTCTTACTTACCCTTTGCGACTGTTAGGAATGTTACTTTTAACGTTAGTCAAAAGGGACGTACTGCTATCGCTTCTCGTATCAATAAGATTGACACACCAGAGGCTAAGTCTAAGTTTCCTGCTATGTCAGTTGATGGCGACTACGTACCAAATAAAAATCTGTTGGATGAAGGTGGTGACCTAGTTGAGGTCGGCTTAAACCCAAAAGACCATCACTTGTTTATTGATTTAAAAACAGGACAAGCAGTTAAGGGTGCTGAGGAAGCAACCATTATTGGTGATCGTGTTTATGCTAGAGGCGTTGAGTACTGGAAGAAAGCAGAAGCCCCTGCCCCTACCCCAACTCAGACAGGTGTTGATATTCCTAGTGATGTAAGATTTAAATTTAAAAAGGGCGGTATGGCTATGGATGACCAGATGAAACTCACATTTAGGTCCAGACGGACAGGCTACGCCCTAGGTGGTGAGGTCGAAGCTATTGACCCAGTCTCAGGAAATGAAGTACCTCCAGGTTCCACACCTAAAGAAGTACGTGACGACATCCCTGCAATGCTATCTGAAGGTGAGTACGTAGTTCCTGCTGACGTTACTCGTTACTACGGCGTGAAGTTCTTTGAAGACCTAAGAGAAAAAGCAAAAGTAGACCTAGAAGATATGGCAGGCAATGGTCGTATCGGCGGTGAGCCAGTTCCAGAGGACGAGGATGATCTGACAGAAGACGAGATGGCTCTACTTCAAGAGGTCTTAGCTTCTGAAGAAACTGTTGGTATGGCAGTAGGTGGCATGGTGAACCCTCAGATACCTTCTGTACTGCCCCAACAAAGTACGACTACCCCTCAATTAGGTGTTGACCAACCCCAACCTACAGCGTACAATAAGCCAATTGGAATGGCTGAAGGTGGTTCAGTAAACCTAGACCCCTTTGGTAATCCTGTAACGTCTCAGTTAGCTGCCAACCCAATCCCTTCTGTTAGCCCCACTAATCAGCAAACTGGTGGTATCTACGGTGTCTCCACTGGTGCAGATGCCCCTCCAACTACAGCTGTTCCAAGAGTATCCTCACCTGCACCAATTACTGGTACTCCCGGTGAAGGCTCTACTCTGAAGACAGTTTTCTTTATACACAAGGATGGTAGACGAATCTCTGTCCTTATGCTGAAGGGTAGACCTATCAGTTCCGTACCTGCAGACTTCAGTGAGTTTGTTGAGGACACACCAGAGAACAGACAAAGACTTAACTTTGGCGTAACAGAAGGTGCAACTACTGAAGGTGCTACTGTAGGAGTTACGGGTACCAGCACAGGAGAGTCCGGTTCAGACGAGTACGGTACAGACGATTTCGAAACAGAGACAAACTACAAAGAAGATATAAAGACAAAGGTAGACCCAAGCACCCCTGAAGGTGTAAAAGTTATGTACGAGGATAGTGGTGTTGATATTAATGACACTGTCGGAGCAGCTAAGAAAGCTCTTGATGACGCCTTTAAAATATCAAAAGGGGCTGGCACATTCCTCGGTGCACTTGTTCCAGGTGTTGGTGTCTTAGCTGGTATAGGTAGTAACATCAGCCAACTGTCAGCACTTTCAAAGGCAAACGCCAACAAGAATATGGCTGAGTTCTTAGGAAAAGAAGATGAAGCTAAAGCTATTCAAAAGGAGATTGACGCCTTCCTAAAAGACGCACCAGGTATGGTTTCTGCTCTAGACGGTGTTTTCTCTAAGGGAACTCAAAGATTTAATAACGCTTTAGAAGCAGCAACAAATATAAGTGCATCAAAGGATGTGCCCGATATCTTCAGAGACGACCTAAATGAAGTAGGTAAGAAAAATATAGACGAGTACCTCCTTGCAAACAGTGCAGGCTACAGAGGTGCTACTATTGATGACAGTGGCGCAATCGTAAGGGAGACGGCAGCACCTACCTCAGTTCTGAGACCTAGACTTCGTCCAGACCTTAAGGCAGAAGAAACCACTCAGCCTAAAACAACTACAGGCGCTGTAAAGGGAACAACTAAACCTAGAGAAGCTTCTCTGGCTTATAACCCTGAGGGTACTAACACTTCGTACATGGAGATTGCAAACAGCCTAACACCTAATGACGGTAGATCCTACGTAGGTGGTCAGCTTGTTGATGATAAAACAAAGAAACCTTATGTAGCTCCAAAGAAGGATAAGGTCACAACTGTAACTGGACGCACAGTCGTAGTAAACACTGAAAGTACTAAAGAAGGTACCATAGGTGCAGTCACCTCTGGGGGTCAGTACGCTGGTGATGGCTTTGAGTGGAAGAAGTCTGATAACGGAAACTACCTTACTAGAACTTACACAGGCAACAACGAGGGTGCTACAGGAAGTAATGATACAACTGCTGCTTCTGGTGATAGTTCCTGTTTCCTCACTACTGCTATTGTTGAGCGTAGAGGCGAAAGGGATGACGGGCCTACACTAACTAAGCTCAGGAAGTTTAGAGATACTTATCTTGTGACTATGCCTCACGAAGTAGAGGAGTACTATAACGTAGCCCCTAAGATTGTTGCAGCAATCCCAGACACGCATAGTGATTGGAGTTGGATTGGATCTCAGATTGATAAGTCTATTGGTTTTATTGATAAGGATTTACCTAACGAAGCTTACAAGACTTACAAAGCTATGGTTGTTAAACTTAAGAAGGACTGGATCTAATGGACCCCATTGACAGCTACAAAGAAGAGATTGCCTCAAGGTTTCTGGCTCTTCCTGAAGAGGAGAAGCAGATACTTAAGACTTTACCTGACTCCCCTTTTGCATCTCCCTTAAGTAAACTACTTGGCCCTGAGATGTCTGAAGTCTTTAACGACATGTATCCTCGTGAGGTTGTAGAAGAAACTCCTCAACCACAACCTGAGGCACCTGTAGGACAACAAATGAGAAGGGCAGGCCTAGGCTCTCGCTAACTATTACTAGGTATTCCAAATAAAAGATAAGGCTACCCAGCATTCCGCTGGCCCCACTACAAGGAGAAAAATATGCCTGAACTACTAGCAATGAAACCCCAGAAGACAGCAGGATTTGTTGACAGAGGGTCGAACTATGATCGTAAACGTAAGCGTATCCAAGAAGAAGAAAGAGAGATCGCAAGACTAGAAGCGGAGGCCAGAGGTGACACCATCGAAGAGGAATCCGATGGCGAGGGACTTGAGACAACCGAAGTACAAGCTGAGGGTTATACCCAACAAGAAGAAGCAAACACTGAAGTTGAAGCACAAGAAGATGACTCCAACCTAACTGCTGAAGAGAAGTCTTTTAAGAAGCGTTACGGTGACCTCCGCCGACACATGCAACAAAAAGAGAAAGAGTGGGAAGATAAGTTTAGTTCTTTTGAGTCTAGAATGCTTAAAGAATCTATCGTTCCACCTAAGTCAGATGAAGACATTGAGAAATGGGCTAAGGAGTATCCTGACGTAGCTGGTATCGTTGAGACTATCGCTGCTAAGAAAGCCCAAGAGATGTTTAAAAAGGCTGAGGACAGATTGTCACAGCTAGACGAAATCCAGTATGAGGCAGAACGTAAGACCGCAGAGGCTAAGATCGCTGAGGCTCACCCTGACTTCAGTAAGCTGAGAGAGTCTGACGAGTTCCACCAGTGGGCTGACAACCAGCCTAAGTGGGTACGAGACGCTCTGTATGAGAACATGGATGACCCAGCATCAGTGGTGCGAGTTATTGATTTATATAAGATTGATACAGGTCATACCCAGCAAGACAAGAAAGCTAAGACTAGAGCAGCTGCCAAACCTATCGGTAGAGGCTCACGTACAAAGGTAGATCCTACTGAGGGTGGCTCCTTTATTAAAGAGTCTGAGGTTTCTAAAATGTCAGCTGACGAGTTTGAAGCTCGTGAAGAAGAGATTAGTAAGGCTATGCGAACTGGGAAATTCGTGTATGATCTTACTGGTAGTGCACGTTAAGTGTTGACAAATACTTTTCTGTACATATAACTAAGTACGTATAGTTTAAAAGCCTCCTCACGGACTACCTTTTAACTATATAACTTTCCCCCAAAACCATCAAACTTAAACACAAACAAGAACCACCTGGATAAGTATAGGCCCGTTAATCTGACAGTAGGCCTACTGTTAGCACAACGCACCCTAGAAAAAGTTCAGCCTCTTTGTCCTGTTGTTTAGTTTTTCAGTAAGCCAAACATTCTAGGAGAAAAGAAAATGGCATTTGCATCAGCAGCAGGTTATACCAACCTGCCAAACGGTAACTTCAGTTCCGTTATTTATTCCAAAAAAGTACAACTTGCATTCCGCAAGTCTACTGTCGTTGGAGACATCACTAACTCTGATTATTTTGGTGAGATTGCCAACCAAGGCGATACCGTCAAGATTATTAAAGAGCCAGAGGTAAGCGTATCTGCTTATGCACGTGGTACAACCATTGCTGCACAAGACCTTACAGACGCTGACTTCTCGTTAGTCGTTGATAAAGCTAACTATTTTGCTTTTAAAATGGACGATATCGAGGAAGCTCACTCCCATGTAAACTTCATGGACCTTGCTACCAACCGTGCGGCTTACCGCTTGGCTGACCAGCATGACCAAGAAGTACTGGGTTACCTCTCAGGCTATAAGCAGTCTGCTTTGCACGGTAACGCTGACACAGTGAATGACGTAGTCAACGGTACTAAAGCAGACACAACAGCAGGTTCTGACGAACTGTTGGCTGCTAACAAGCTTTCCCGTCCTGACTTCGGCAACATCACTACTGCAGGTGTAGCTGGCGATTCTATCCCAGTTGCTGCTCGTTTGCCAGGTGCAACAGCTTTGCCAACAGCATATGTCTCCCCGACTATGTTGATTGCACGTATGGGCCGCTTGCTTGATCAACAAAGCGTTGACAAGGCAGGTCGTTGGGTCTGTATTGACCCGGTCCTCATGGAGATCCTGATGGACGAAGATTCACGTCTTCTGAATGCAGACTTCGGTGACTCCGGTGCATTGCGCAACGGTCTCGTACTGAACAACTGGAACGGCTTCCGTGTCTATGTGTCTAACAACCTGCCAGTAATTGGCACAGGCCCATCGACAACAGGTACAGCTGCCCAGTCTACTAACTTCGGTGCTATCGTAGCTGGTCATGACTCCGCAGTAGCAACTGCTGAGCAGATCAACAAGACTGAGACTTACCGTGACCCAGATTCATTCGCTGACATCGTCCGTGGTATGCATCTCTACGGTCGTAAGATCTTGCGTCCAGAAGCTCTGGTAACAGCTAAGTACAACTTGGCCTAATATCAAAAGGTGGGGGCTGCTTCGGTGGCCCCTTACCCTATCTAAGTTCTTTTAAGTACTTCTTCAAGTAAGTCCTTTAAAGAGTCTAGAAAATAGAATCACGAAAGAGACCCCATGTCTACATACGTTGCTCTAACAAACGAACTTCTGAGACGCTTGAATGAAGTGCCTCTCGATGCTGCAGGAGATGGCTTCGATACTGTACGTAACGTCCAAGCGGCTGCTAAGGATGCAATTAATAGTAGCCTTAGGGAAGTGTACCAAGTTGGTATGGAGTGGCCTTTCCTAAAGACTACGTACACCCAAACCCTTACAGCTGGTGTCAATGAGTATCCTTTTCCTTCTGACTACTCAAGGGTAGACTGGGAAACATTTTATATTAAGAAACTCTCAGCTGAGAACAACTCTCCTCAACTCCTCAATGTAATCTCCTACGAGGAGTACTTGAAGAACCACAGGCCTCAGAACGATACAGGCACCCAAGCAACACCAAGTCTTGTTTATCAAACCTTTGGGGAAAGCTTTGGTGTGACCCCTACTCCTAATGCTGGTTACGAAGTTGAGTATGTCTACTGGAGTTCCCCTAGCTCCCTTACTCTTTATAATGATGTGTGCACTGTGCCTGAAAGATTTAATCACATTATTATTGATGGAGCTATGGCTTACATGATGTCATTCAGAAGTAATGAGCAGAGTGCTGCAATGCATAGCCAGAAGTTTGAGCAAGGCATCAGGCACATGAAGCGCATTCTGTTTGATGACGAGTTACGCCTGAGATCTATAGTAGTTGAAAGACGCTAATGGATAACTTAAGAACACACCTAACAGTTTGTCAGGGCGGTCTTATAACTAACGTTGATCCGCTTACGCATGCCTCTGCCCTTGGAGGTAGTGCTCTGCGTATGATTAACTATGAGCCTGCCCTCTCTGGCGGGTACAGACGTATAAGTGGCTTTCAGAATGACTACGGTACTGTGCCTGGACAAGGTGCTGTTCTTGGTGTAGCTGTAAATGGTAACATTCATGATGGTATTTTTGCTTGCAGAAAACCTATTTCTGGGTATAACTACCTACACAAGTGGAACAACACAACCTCTAGCTGGGATGCTGTAGTATCTGCTGGCACACCGGATATGACAAACGTTGATCGTATTAGGTTCACAAGCTACAATTGGTCTACAGAAGTTATACTTTTAACAGATGGCCGGAACCCTGCAGCTACGTATGACGGAACTACTTACACCCAGCTTACTCATGCAAATGCACCTACTGACCCCAAGTTCTCAGAAGAGTTTTCCTCTCATGTGTTCTTAGCTGGGGACTCCTCTGAGCCTTACAACCTTTACTTTAGTTCACCTCTCAATGCTTCAGACTTCAGCCCTGCAAACGGTGCTGGTGTTATTAACATAGGCTTTAAGGTAACAGCAATTAAGAAGTTTAGGAATACCCTCTACATCTTTGGTGCTAATAACATCAAAAGACTTATTGGTACAAGCATTGCTAACTTTGTATTAGAGAACGTTACTTCTAACTTGGGTTGCGTAGCCCCTGACTCTGTGGTAGAATTTGGTGGTGACCTGCTGTTCTTGGGTCCAGACGGTATACGTCCTATTTCTGGTACTGATAGGATCGGTGACGTTGAGCTTGCTCCAGTATCTAAAGAGATCCAAGACATCTTTGATAACTATTACTTGTCTGAGCAGATCACAGATGTGAGTATCGTAGTAATCAGGAAGAAGTCTCAATTCAGGTTCTTCTTTAAGAATGACAGTTCTTTGTCACTGATAGGTGCTATCCGTAAATCACAGAACAAGCAAAGTATCTTTGAGTATAGTCAGCTTATCGGTATTGAAGCTAACTGTGTTGCATCTGGATACCTTGGTCAGTTTGAACATGTTATTCATGGTGATGGTTCTGGAAAGGTCTACAGGCAGGAAAAGGGCCAGTCCTTTGCAGGAGAGGATATCTTCAGCCTTTACCAAACGCCTTACTTCTATATGGAAGATCCTGAGATAAGAAAGAATGTTATCAAGGTTGATACCTACCTGAAGTCGGAAGGAACTACTGAAGTCTTTGTTGGGGTTTACTACGACTACGATGACATCCACTCCCTTAACCCAACAACATACCAATTTTCTACTGAGGGTGCGGCGGCTGTGTACGGTACAGCTATCTTCGGATCAGGAGACATCTATGATGGTAACCCATCCCCAAAAGCGTTGACGAATGTGTCTGGCTCAGGGAAGTCAGTATCAATAAGTTACGTTACAAATAATCAAAATGCGAGTCATACAATACAAGCAATTGCTATGACGTATGGTTTAGCAGACAGGAGATAGACCGTGGCAGGTTACACAAGACAGTCTACAGCAGACATCATCCCCACCGCTACAGTACGTGCGGCACCACTCAACGCAGAGTACAATGCGATTAGGGATGCCTTTGCTGCATCTGGTGGTCACAAGCACGATGGCACAGCAGCAGAGGGTGAGTACGTACCCCTGATCGCTGACCTGGATGCTAAGAATAAAGTACAGGTAAACACAGGTGCAAACACTGTAGACTTCTACGTTGAAGTAGCAGGTGTACCTGTAGAACAGATTAGTGTACGTGACGGTGTTATCCGTCCTATCACAGACAACGACATTGACCTTGGTGCTGTAGGCTCTGAGTTTAAAGACTTGTACATTGATGGCATTGGTTACATTGACACACTTGCTGTACACGAGAATGCTACAGTAGCTGGTACACTTAACGTAACTGGCGTTATCAC